AATAAGAGGTTGGCCCCTCTATGCATGTAAGTTTGATGCAGCAAGAAAGCAAAAAGTGGTGCATTACTTTTCCAAAAGAAAAACCACCGATTTTGTCGGTGATTATTTTCTTTATCTTTTCTTTATTTTGTTGCTTCTGATGCAGCACTTGGTCGCTTGCGTGCAAGTTCGTCAAGCAATGTATCGAGATCCTCGTTCGCACCTATGAATCGTCGTAGCATCTGTACTGATGCTTCAAATCTCGCAATAACGGAGATAAGCTTTCCAAGTTCAGGACTGTCATGGAGAACAGCGAATAGCTCGTTCATCGCCTTGCGAGATTCATTCTGCAATCTTTCGATTGTGTCCTTTCCTGCCGGAGTCTTGGACCACGATACGAGGTCACTTGTTACATCAATTGCTTGATTGATCTCCTTTACTTCGGCTTCATCAGCCTCTTTCTGTTCCGCATCCACTTCTTCTAAGGAGTTGTGTGGACCAGTAAGTTCTGGCTGTGTTTCTTCTGGTATTTCACTCATAGCTTTAGTTGTTTACGGACTTCCTTGTCCTCGCTGGTAATGGTTCGAAGAATGCGTTTCGCTTCTTTTTCCTGATCCTTGAACTGTCTTGCTTTGTTTTCTTGGATAGAGAGCATGATGAGCGCATGACGCTTCTTGTGTGTCAGCTTCTTCATGAATGCTACGAGGTCGGGATTGGCTCTGCGGATGTTGTCTGCAAGTGCTTCCTGCAGTTTTGCATTCGCTTCCATTTCCTTTGACTGCTTTCGCATCAGTTCGATGTTTCGGTTTAGCTCACGCAATGAAAACTCCGCCATCTGTCCATGCTTGGTGATTCGGTAGTCGCCCTTGTCCTTCGACTTTTTCTTGATCTGATAATTAAATTTCAGCATTAGATTGTCGCTTGTCCTGCGCTGTTATCCTCTGGCTGCTTGTCCTGGCTCTCGTCATTCGTTGCAGTTCCGGCTGTGTTTTCGTTTTCCGGTGAGGCTATCGTAGTATCACTAGTGCCACTACGATCAGGAATAATTTGTTCGATTTGGATCTCTTTTGCACCCTCAATGATCTGCTTTGCTTCATCCTGCCTGTCTCCGCTCATGTCGTAGTCCTCTCGGGCTTCACGCTCTGTATTAAATAATGGGCTTCGGAATGTTACCGATCCGTTTTCGTCATATCGCTTCCACAGCCATTTTCCGTCTGCTTCAGCGAACCTTACATTGTTTGATTCATTCATAAATTTAAATTAATTATTATTTTGATAATGCTGCTGTTGCAGCTGTTTCCGCACCTGGATCTCCAAGTGGGACCTCTCCGGTTGCTGCTATGTCAGTGTTCTCGAGACCGGTTGAATCGACCATCCTTCCTCCACCACTGATCAGTCCCGCCTTTGCAGATTCGGCAACCAGCGAACGTGCTGCGTTCTTCTCTACGATCAGTGCTATCTGGTCGATGTAGGAGAATACTGCGTTGTGTTGATCAGGGCTTAGCTCGTGATCGTATTTGTCGGATAGGTCATGCAGTCTCTGTAGGAATGCTGTGTTCACATCTTTGTAAAGTGGAGCAGTGTCGCCACCGATTATTATTTGGAATGCTTCGTCTGCCTGAGCTACCACTTCGATAGCATCGTAGTCATTGGTATCGAGGAGTCGCTTGATAGTGTCATCATCCACACCTGCGATCGTTGCTTGTGTTTCAAAAAGGATCTTCTGATTGATGGTCTGATCCCCTTTGTATGATCCGAGAAAGGTTAGCTTATTCTTACTGTCAGCAAGGTTGCTCTGGGCTTCGGCGAGTGATGACTCAACGAGAATATCGTAATCGTTTGTGAATGGTTTCAAGTCTCTTGCACTTACCATTTCTATATCGAGACCCATTGGACCGAGTATCTGGACAGCCATCTTTTTTTTCATATCCTGCATAACTCCTTCTTTGTGCAAGACCGCAAAGCGATAGTAGCCTTCAGCATAGCTTTTATTCAAAAGTCCGAAACGATCTCCTGCCTGCATCAAGTTTCCTTCGTAGATTCCGAGAGTGTCTTCACCGCTCGTGCCTTTCACGTCTGCAGTCACTCCGCTTTCTGATTCAACGATTGATTCTAATTTGTCGTACACCTTGAATGGACCTTCAATTGGAGGAGTCTGTCTTGTCTGGAGTACTCGGTTCACGTCTATGTTTCCTTCGATTTCAATGTACCCGTCTTTCCTGTAACGAACTTGCGCTAAGTTGCGTACATAGTCAACGTTGACGGCTGTCTGTGGTCTGTTGATCTGTTCTGAGTTGTCTAGAGACTGGTTGATGCTCTTTTCCTGTGCCTGGAATATGCCACGTGCGAAGTCGCAATACGATGGTGTCCAGAACTCACGAGGGTCAGGGAATGCTGCCCATGTCCATATCGGATACTTGCCACTCTTTCTTATTTCCTTCCAAGGTTCGCATCTGATGCAGTCTCCGGAAGGAGTAAGGATTAGGTAGTAGCGATCATCATTCTCGTCTGTGGTGATCCATGTATAAAAAATAAACTGATTCTCATTCTTGTATCGCTCACGTGGAGCACCTGATGCTTTTCTGTTGTCCTTGTCGTTATCCTGATCGGTCTTGGTTTTCGTATTCGTTCCACCGTCCATCAAATCTTCAGCTACTTTCTTGTAGTAGATGCCATCCTTGATTCCCTTGTTGATCTGAGCTCGTGTGAGCTTTGTATTCCACCATCCGAGGTACGCTGCCTTCTCCACTCCGCTTCCGTCTTCTTCCGCAGTACTCAAGCCTCCCACGTCTGGATCAATCAGGAAGTCTTTTGGATCGATGAGGTTGAGAAGGCTTCTGTACTGTCCCTTATCGTTTCTGGTCATGTACAAATAAATTGCACGTCCGTAGATTGCAGCATCTCGCTTACCCATCAGGTCTTTGAAGTTCCAACGTCCGATCTTCGCATCCTTATCCTTGATGGAGTTCATCAGCTTCGACTTCTTCAGGTCTGCTGTTTCTCCCTTCACGTATTTGAATGTGAGAGGACTGTCTATCTTCGATAGGATCGTGTGGACGTAGCCATGCATCTTGTACAAAGGCACTTGGGCTCTCGTGTCTGCTTGTTGTGTTGAGCCTCCGTAAGGTGAGATGACTGACGGACTCGACTTGTCTGGGTTCATCATGTCCTCGTTCTTGTTCCACGAGCTCATTCGAGCCTTCTTGTATCTATATGAAAAATCTATCTCGTTGAGAGCTTGCTTTGCGAGTTCATCTCTTTTCTTGTAGTGGGCTAGTGCCATAGTGTTTTCAGTATGCGTGTGATAGAACGCTTTTTTTGGTGCATTACTTTTGTTTTATATCCCTATGTCAGGGTATTGAGGGCTTTCGTCATAGAATTCATCCTCGTATGCAGGCTTAACCTTGCCATATGCCGTGTCGATCACCGGTTCTGGTCTTACATCTCTAGGCTTCTCCGTTCCTGCAGGACGTGCAATGTCGCTTTGGTATGCCGTCGCATCGCTTGTGTCGTCATAATCTGAATCAGGGAAGCGCATCAGTTCGTTTTCCAAGTCTTTGCATTCTCCTTGGAGGTGGTAGATGCCTCTTGTTTCGTATCGGTAGAGCAGTCCTGTTCTTATTCGATCCTCTTTCGATCTTCCTGCATGCTTGAGCCACATGAGTGGTAGAAATATCTGACGCATCCTTTGCTCATGCCTTAGCATTGGTTCAAGGCCTCGGGTAAATGCTGTATCTTCCCATCCGAACTTTATTGGTGGTGTACCTGCCTGGATAAGGAAGCTGTAGAGTCCAAACATCTTCTCGATGATTGCTGTTGGACCGAGCTTCTCTCTCCACGCTTTCAAGTGCCACTTGCCTTCTCTGTCTATCCAGTTGATGCAGATTCCCACATAGTCTCCTTCCTTGCTTACCTCTCCTTCTTTCCGACTCGGGGTGTCTAGCGTTACGTAAGCGGCTAGCTTTTTTTTCATGAGGTCATCCCAGCTTACCGGCATGAACCATTCACGTTTAAAGATTGCCTTGGTCTCATCAACCGGTTGGCAGAGCATCTCTGATTGGAAGTCCATGTCTCCTTCCTCTGGTGTCCACATGGATCTTCTTTTGCCTTCAATGCTTACTTTTCCTGTTACCTTTGCTTCTTCGTCAGACATCACCCATCTTTCAGGCCATGTTGGTGTATGTATTCCGGTGGTCAGGTTGCCTTGGCATATCGGTACAATGCGTACCCTAAGTTCCGGATCATGCTTTGCACGCTCGATGATGCTCTGTACGTTTCCGTATTCCGACAGGATGTTACCGAGATAAATAACCCTTCGTCTTGCAGAATCAAGACCTCGCTTGAACTCTTGGATGTGAGTGCGTATCTGATTCGTTGATGCTTCGCTCTTGAGTGTCTTCTTTGTTTCGAAGTCATCGAGTAGCACGAAGCCTGGACGCATCGCTCCATGCACACGTCCTCGGACTGATTCTTGCGTACTGTGTGCTTCGACACGGATTCCTTCCTTCAGGATGTTTCCATCTTCGTCTTTCGTAGGGTTGGTGATGAAGTCCTTCACTCTCTTTTGCGTTACCTCGTCTTTGCTTCGTGTGGTGTTGTATTTTTCTCCGAAGTCATCTATGAATCGTTTGTTGGTTTGAAGCTCATGCACAACGTCGAACAGGATACGTTCAGAGTTCGTGCTATCGAATGCATCAGCATTGATGTAAGGCTCTATGTCGTAGGCGATCATGTACAGGAACAGTCCCTTCACGAAGCTTGTCTTTGCACTTTCGCCGAACATGAACCATGCAACCTCTCTTATTTTCAAGTCCAAAAGGTCATGCACGTCTGCCATCATCTCGTAGTGGAAGTCTGCATAATTACACCTCACGTATTTCGCAAGGTAGTAAGCAAGGAAATAACCGAAGTGCTCCCTAGCGTGGTTCATACGCACTTCCTTCTTCGCTTCTCGGATCTTCTTCATTCCGAGTTGCGTTACCGGAGGCAATGTTGTTGTTGGTTGTGGGGTAGACATATTGTCGTTTGAATATTGATTCGTGATCTTCTATTTCCTCTGGTGTCATCACGTACACGCCGATACGTTCCGTCTTGTTCACTTCGAATGATTGAGGGATCTTTCCGTCCACTCGATCTATGACCATCGTTGCTGCTTTGAGGTCTCCGTCTGCTGCCATGGTTATGATCTTTTTAGTGATAATTTTGTCGTATGTGACCTTCTTTCCGTCCTTGGATGTACCACCCACTTCTTTGATGGCATCCCTGAACAATGTGCTGAAGGTTCGGACTCCGTATGGCCTACCTCCGTTGCCTGGGAGGAACTGTCCCGTAAGTGGGTCTCTACCCGCTAATTGCCCGCTAATACGGTCATCCGAGGGGTCTGACGGAGCCTCGGAAATGCCCTCATTTGCCTCTACGGGGCGTGAAGCATCCTCACTCCTTGGAACTTCCTTAGGAGCTTCCAAAAGGAGCACTTTCGGCTGATTATTTTCATTATTCTGTGGGTTCATGCTCATAGATGGTTTTCGGCCAGACTTCGGGCTGACCATTCCGGACCAGCTGCTCGATGCCGGTGTAATCCACCCATCGCTGAACGATAACGTCTACGTACTTCGGGTCGAGCTCTATCCCTGCACAGACTCGTCCTGTCTTCTCACATGCGATGAGCGTGCTTCCGCTTCCGAGAAATGGATCGACCACCAAGTCCTCGGCTTTCGAGCTATTGAAGAGTGCGTAGGTTATAAGCTCCACCGGCTTCTGTGTTGGATGCTGATACTCGTTTACCTTGTCTCGCTTCATCGTCCATATCGTGTGCTTACCTTCGGTTTCGAGTTTCTTCTGTCGCTTCGCCCAGTTGATAAGCTTCTGTTCGCTGTCTTGAAAGTCCGCGATCGTTGAGTGAGTGCGGTCGCCATAGAAAACTGTTTTTGTCCCGTCCTTCGATGCGTAGAAGAAAGGTTCATGCTTCCATCGGTAGTCTCCCCATCCCATCGATGCGGTAGGCTTGTTCCAGATAAGCTGATTACGAATTGCCATGCCATATTTCTTTAGAGCCTTTTCAAACTGTGCCTGTGTTGAAGTCGAATGGAAGACATACCAACCGGCACCGGTCTTCGCAAAGTCAGCGACACATCCGAACGCACGCTCGAGAAATGAATCGAACGCTTCAGCATCCATGTGATCGTTCATGATTCCTTCGCTGGTATTCTTTCCTCTACCTGCGTAGTTCACGTTGTATGGAGGATCGGTAAAGACCATGTCTGCTTTTCTTTGCTGGACCGTCTTCTCGAATGCATCTTTGTCGGTCGAGTCGCCGCATACGATTGTGTGTGGACCGAGCTGGTACACGTCACCGAGTATCGTCTTCGGCACTTTCGGTTCTTCGGGGACCACGTCGTCTTTCTCATCATCTTCAAGGATGATGTCTCGATCAAAGCCGGTGAGCGTGATATCAAATCCTGCCGCATCAAGGTCTTTGAGTTCATCAGTGATGAGGACCATGTCTTGTCCGGTGAGCGCATTGAGTTGGTTGTCCGCGATTCGGTACGCTTTTATTTCTTCTTCATTCAAATCGTCGATGAGCATGTAGGGAATAACAGGCTCGCCTTTTCTCGTGAACGCTTTCGGTTCCATGAGCGTGTAGCCGAGCAATTCAGTCATTGCAATAAAGCGGCCATGTCCCACGACGATGACATTGTCTTTGTCGAGGATTATTGGTTGCTTGCATCCGAATGCTTTGACCGAGCTTGCGATCTTCTCGAGCTGGAAGCCTGGATGCTCTTTTGCGTTCTTCTCGTATTTTTTAACGTCTGTGATTTGCATATATTTATTTCCATTGCCAACTTTGTAATGTTGCACCGCTACAGCAACTGACCTTGCCGTCATCGCTTATATAGTCGTAATAGTTCTGTGAGTAGATATCTTTAGGATCAGCAGGAATAATTCCGATAACCATTCGCTCCTTTCCTGATTTTCTATTTTTTATTATTGAGCCTAGGTAATAGCCAAAAAATTCGAGCCTAGGAATTCTTTTCTTTACCTGACTATTCAAGGCAGAGAAGAACTCATGCTCTACGACTTCTAAGAAAGTTGTTATTGCTTCCTTGTATTCACTTTTAAAAATCGGAAGGAGACCATGAGCTCCTATAATCCATGGACCGACAAGATCTGGGCGTGCAGCAAGAAATCTTGCCGATAGGTTCAGTGGATTTGGATATTGTTCTTTTTTTGTTTTGTTGGTTTCATTTTTCATAGTGATTAGTGTTTATGATCTATAGCATCTGATCCGAGTATCTGGCCACATAGGCTGCAGCGCTTTATCCATCGAACATGCACGCAACCTTCCGTCCTATGTTGCTCGGCCGACATCTTGATAAATTCGTACGTGCCCTTGAGCTTGAGTTCGTACTTCTGCTTTCTTCGTTCCCTATATATTTCTGCAATCTCTTTTGGCATGTGATTCAGGACTTTCATCCTGCGGACCCAGCCGTTGTATCTGATGTGAAAGAGTATTGATCGCTTGTAGATTCCGAAGTAGACTGAGAGCCAATTAATCCTCCACCCTTCATCTTCAAAACGCTGCTGAAGTTGCTTTATCTGCTCGGGTGTTAATTTGTGTCTTGGATTATTGGCGTTGTACATAATTTCTTTACTGTCCCGAGTTGCCTCGGCTATTCCTCGCTGCGATGGTTGAGTGTAATCTCAACCTCGACACGTCCTTTTCCATCGTGCGCATAGTGGGATTCGAATGCGCCATCAAGGAACTTGTCTTGCTTGAAAAGCGCATCAGCCAAACCCTTGAAGACATTGTCAGGATCTGCATGGACTCCGTTCACCCAATAGATCGTTATCGACATTCGAGCTCGCTCGGATATCTTCGTGGTAAGAGGTTGTGTTTGCTCAGATGAAAACTCTGGATAATTGCGATAGAAGATGCTGCGAACATATTCCTTCCATGCGTGGTATTTCTTTGCATAAGGAAGCCACAAGGCACGGCCGACCACTCGAACGTATGGGACCGGATTACCTTCCAAGTCTTCTGGATTTCCCTTTATGGTGAATTGGATTGTTTTTTTCATTTGTTTTAATTTTTAAATTTATTAATGGTCATCTTCCGTGCGAGTTCACGGATACTTGTGGATAAGTTTTCAACAGGATCCCTAATACTTTGTTTCTCTTTGTTTCCTAGATTTTGTGTGTCTACTTTGTAGACCGATCGTTGTCTATTTTTCAGACTACTTTTGGTCAACTTTCTAGACTGGTCTATTAAATTGACTACGTTGTCCACATCCATATGCAGGTTTATTTCGTACACATTTCCCTTCTTGCTTTTCATGACTCGGACCGCACCAGACTGGGCCAAGTTCTTCAGACCGACTGCTACCGCCTGTCTTGAGAGACCTGTTCCATAATCGAGCACGTTACCTCTTCGATCTTTTATCCCGTCCATGAATTGAGAAAAGCTAATGCGATCGGAACCCTTGTGGAATCCGAATGTTCTTCGGCATATGTAAATAAGGCATCGTGCTTCGGACTCAGGTATGAGCGGGACCACCAGATCGAGAATAAGATTTGGTAGCTGCGTGCTGTTTGGTATTAAATTGAGTGTTTTATTTTCTTGCATGGGTTTTATGAAGAGAGAAAGCGCCTGTTAAGGCGGCGATCTCTCTTTGACTTTCCGTGAAGATTTTGCGAGAATGTACTTATCTAGGGTTCAGTCTCTCCTCACGGGGGGATTTTATTTTGCTGATAATTTTTCGAACTTTTCTAACCTCTTTTCGGCTGCGTTGTGCATCGTATTTCTGATCTGATCAATGACTTCTTGAAGAAGACCGTCATAGATGATTCCGTGAGCCATCGTGATGTTAGTTTCGTTGTCTGCGTCTACGTTGGTTAGTTTGCCCATGATGTCGCCTGTAAATTCGGCGACCTCGTCAAGCATGTGTGCAAGGATCTGCTCATCGACAATTGCCGGAGCTTTTTCTTTGACTAGTTTGAGTGCTTCACGTGCCAACGCTTTAGTTTTTTCTTGTGTAGTCATTTGAGTCGATATAGTTTTGTAAGCCATTTCCCTTCGAGGATCACGGCCAGTACGCCGTTCTTCCGATAGGTCACGACCCTTTGTTTTTTGAGGATGTAGGGCATTGGTAGCATCGAGCCGTGTGCACCGGCCGATCCCTTTTCGGGACAATGTCTTAGTTAGCGGTACTTCTTGTGAATTTCGAGTGCTGTTGGATACAGTCCTTTTTGAGCGAATAATTCGTTTACCTGTTGGGCTTCGCCTTTTATGCCGACATGCCACTGGTTCACTTCATTGATCGGACGTGGGTCTTTGTAGTCGTAGATGGTAAGAACCATAGGACGCTTTTCATGCGTGGATTTGTAGGACCATTCGACCCGAACTTTTCCGTCACCCGATATCCATTCGCCTTCTTGGGTTCTGTCATTTGGCATTCCGAGTTTATCCACAAGCTCC